TCCGCTTCCAACTTCTTGTATCGCAGTCGCTCTTCGTGCAGAAGAACGAGATACTTGTTGTGGAGTTGGGGGATTTTGGTTGACTCCTGATCGAGAACGGTGTCATCCACCTTCGAGTCAGCAGCCATCATTGCTTTTAGTTCGTCCATATTCATAGTCTGTAGTATACACCAATAGCAGGCGTTGTCAACTAGCCAATTGCTCGAATGTCATAATAGTCATAGGCGAATGATACGTCCACACTGAAGGCATCCATTCCCGACACATTAGAGTCGAAGTCAATTCCGCCGAGGCTGACGGGGAAGATGTTGTTGAACTGAACCTCGAACTTGGGATTCATTGCACTGTTCAGTATAGTCAATGTGGCGTTAGAGTACTTCTTCTTCTCGTCTGCTTCCGGGAAACGGGGGTCGTATGATGTACCCAGAGTCAACATCCATTCGTAGATTTCCCGCCAGTTCTCTAGGTTCTCGTCTACTAGGAAGGATACCGACAGATCTCCGTATGTAATCTTTCCCCCAGATACCTTGCCTTCGTTGACTAGGGTGGTTCCCTGCACGACAGCAGGGAGTTCAAGAGAGGGAAGAGAAGCCTTTGTGCAGTTGTATGTCAATGCAGGTGTTCGAGTGAGGATGAATCTATAGTTGGTGGGGTATAGGAAGTTGACATTCTCAGCCTGTGTATTGACTGCACCGGGAGTGGTGATTGTTTCTGATGGTGCTGTGAAGAGGTCTTTGGGGTCAATTTCTGTAGACATGAGGATCTCCTAAAAGAACAAAGGGGGGTGGTTTTATCCACCCCCCTGTTGTCTCAACTATTTAGTTGTTTCTACCGATGACTGCTATCAGGCAGTTCCACCAGCATTGATACCATGGAGGTTATCAATTCGGAAGATTCGATAGAACTGGTTGCGGCGGTTTGCATCTGAAACACTTGGATCAGCATATGACGTGCCAACGAAGGGGTTGTTGACTAGACCATAGCGGGTCTTGAAACCGATCTTGGGCTGGAAGGAGTTCTCACCAACCGCACGCACCATCTGGAGTGGGACGTATGGGCAGTAGAACATACCAGCATCGTAGGCAGATGCACCACGATAACCGACTGTGCAGTAGTTGACAGTGGCGTATGGGTCGATGTAGACCTTCATCTTACCACCCATCAGTGTACCAGCAAAGGTGTTGCCGGTGTCATCGACGGTGAGGTTACCTGCATCACCACCCGAGAGTTGCAACCAACCACTCATTGCGAGTGCTGAAGCAACGTCTGAGGAGCAGACGAGGATGTTACCCTTGCCTCGACGAGTCTGCTTGGCGAGTTCGTTGGCTTCACGCTCTAGTTGATAGAGCAAACCACGAAATCGTTCTGCGGACCAACGACCGTCCGAGTCATGGACGCAATCGTAGATGCCACCGACACTATCACCAACGTCACCGAAGGTATCACCACCACCCGAAACCTTGTAGTAAAGGTCGCTCTGTTGGCAACCCAACTTTGCACCCTTATTGATGGTACGGACGACTTCTCGGTTGATCTCGGCAAGAATCTCGTTGGAGAGAATGTTGGCGAGTTCAGTCTCGGCATCAAGACCGTGAACAGCCTTGAGATCCTGAGCGAGTTCGCTTGTGTACTCTGCCTTGAGGGCGCGAGTCTTGGCAACTACCGATGTTCGGTCGATGCTGAATGCCATCTGACCGAACGGATTGCCAGAGGAGTCACCGAGGGCTTCACCAAGCGAGGTGGACATACCACCAGTGTTTGGATATGTTCCCATCGTGTGACCACCCTCATGTTGCTGATCAGTGTCAGCAAACGGATCGCTTGCTTGAGAGGCTGTAGAGCCTCCGGTCCCACCCGAGAAGTGAGTGAGAGCCTCGTCTTTGAGTGCTTCAAGACCTGACTGACTTTGGTACTTGGCTCGGAGAGCGAAGATGAGTCCGGTAGGACCAGTCATTGGCTGAACACCCATGATGTCGAACGCCATGAGATTTGGCATTGCTCGACGGACGAGGGAGATCAGAACGGGGTTGAATGTCTTGATTCCACCGGCTCCATCTGACTGATCAGCACCAGAACCTGAACCAATTGCGTTGATAGGAGCATCTTCTTGAAGATTTCCCCATTCGTGTGAGGCTTGTTCACGCATTGCCATCTCTTGATTCTCAAGAAGAACGGCGGTTACGTTACGCTTATATGCATCACCGATTGATGGCAGATCGGGATGATCGAGGACTGGTCCCCACTTACCCTTCAACTGCTCGGCTAGCATCTGTGTGTTGTCTTGCATTTCTGCTTTCCTTCCTATGTGATTATCGAACTAATTGTTCGACTTTTCTTGTCGTGAAATGTAACTAGCGAACGATCCAACGACTGGATCGACGTAAGAATTTGTGTCAGAAGAATCTTCATCAGTCTCTTCGGAAATTGCAGCCCACTCAGCGTCGTCTGCTTCTGCCTTTGGAGTGTTGAAGTATGCTTCCTTGAGAGTATCGAGTTTGCTCTGGTAGTCATCAAAGTTTTCGGTTTCGAGACTCTCTGAAAGACTGGTAAGTTTCTCAATTTCCGTATCAACGAGATCGCGGGTACTCTCAAGGAAATACTCACGGCACTTGAATGCGTTGAGTTCCTTGCGGAGTTCCATATTCTTCTCGATTTGTTCGTTGACAGAATCTGTGAGATCTGTGTTCTTCTCTTCCAGACCTTCGAGCATATCATACTTGCCTTCTGGGACTGTGATGAAATGCTCCTCGAAGAGTTGCTTGAGTCCACCGATGAAACTTTCTGCGATGTCGCCACGCACACCAGATTCAACAGCGAGTTGGTTTTCTTTGACCCACTCCTCAACGATGTAATCGAGATATGAATCAACCTGCTCCACCATCTCTTCCTTCTTTTCGGCAATAGACGCTTCGGACTTTGCTTCAAAGGCTTCGTTCATGGACTCGGCAATTTGAACTGCCTTCTCACGAACTGCTGCGGTGAAGATAGTTTCGATCTTGGATTGATCCTCTTCTGTGAGGTCAGAACCAAAGACGGTCTTGATTTCGTCGCAGTCGATGGTTTCGAGAACCGTATCAACATCGGTGTAATCAATATCGTCCTGAAGATCCGAATTGCCATCAGCCTCAACCTTACTTGAAGCGTTTGATGGCTTGGTCTTTGGTTCCTTTGCCTTCTTAGCCTTCTTGGCTCCCTTGAGTGTTTCAAGGTCATCTTCGACTTCAGAAGCGGATGCATCGGGAGTGCTTACCTTACCTTTTGCGGCTTCGGGTTCGTCCTCGGCAACTGCTGCCTCGTCTACGACAACACCGTCCTCATCCTCGTATAGATCAAGGATTTCTTCGGTGATTTGGTTTGGGTCTACTGACATAGTGGATGCTCCTTTAGTGCCTCTCTAGATTATGTATAACAATCAAAGCCTCGAAATGAAATCGTTGAAGGCAGTGATCTTTCTTTGGGTTAGTTCTTCCTTGGATGGACAAGGCTTCTCGATGAGTTCCTTGTATGAGTTGATTTGCTTTTCTCGAAGTAGTCCACCTTCCCAGACCCACGCTCTACCTTCCATGATACCTTCTACGAAGGCATCAGGAGCAGAGGGATCTGCGACGATATCAACGGATGCGAGATAGAAGTCTCGTTGTACCTCGTTGATAGAACCGTTCTTCTTGAGGGATCCCATTCCACGACTCGAAACGCCAATCTTTGCACCCTCATCGATGAGGTTCTTGACGATCTTTCCGTATGGGGTATCCATAATCTTAGCCTTACCACGAACATCGTTCCCATTGAACCTGAGTTCCTTGATGATGTGGGAAACACGTTCGAGATTTACTGTTGGACCTTCTGGGTGTCCTAGTTCACCGAGAGCGCGACTGGTGTTTACGAATTCCTTGTTGTACCGAGAGACTTCCTTCTCCAGAATTCCCTTGGGGTAGATTCGTCCGTTCCGATTCTTCTTCTCGGATTGCATGAACACACCCTCGATGAAGTATTCCTTGGACTCGGTGTCCTTGGATGCTTCAACGATACATTGAACGTCGTCTAGTCTTGTTTCGGTAATTAGAAACATCAGTTGACTTCCTCTCCCTCACCAGACGTATCGTTTGCGGGATCCTTGGACCACACAAAGGCTAGTTCCGAGAAGAATTCTCGCTTCTTCTTGTCATCTAGTTCTGCGGGGGAACTAACTTCATACTTCTTGAGCATCTTGTCAAAGACCTTCTTGTATGCTTTCTGTTCCGGGCTTAGTTCTTCTTCCTCGATACCATCAAGGGAGTTATGCATCTCCTTGGACTTGTGAAGAAGTTTATTGCTCACCTTCTTCTTCTCTTCAATGAAAAGGATATCGTCTGCGTCCTTACGCTTCTCCCGAAGAGAAGAAGCAGCACGGGCAAAAAGACTGTTTCGGATTTCATCCGTAGCGAGTTTTGCGTTCTCGTCCATGATGGCGTCGATGATCTTATCAGTTGACATTGTTATTCCTCATCTGTTGGTTGGCGAAACTCACCAGTTTTCTAAACGTCAAACGGGACCGATTTGCCATATCAGCAAAGCGGTTTCGGTTTTCTCTTGTATTTAGGGCTTCATAGACCGCAAGAACAGATTTTGCTGTTTTTGGATCTGTTAGAACCGATCCTCCATCGCGGAAGACAATTCGTTGCTTTTTGGTCTTGATTTCTGAAAGAGTAGCAAGGATATCTTTGTGTTCAGAGAGACTTCCTGCTTCCTCTTCCTTCTCGGCAGCAGCAGCCGCTGCTTTGTCCGCAGCCGCTTCCTTTTCCTTTGCCTTGGCATATCTACCAGAGTTGATGTATTCGGCGGTTTCCTTCTCTGCAATACCGGGACCGGGGAAAAGTTCCCACCGTTCGTCGTTGATGTAGACGGAGACAGGTTTATTCCTACCCACCCCCAGAGTCTTGATGGTAATTATGTTCTCTCCAACATCAAACGTCTTCAGGAAAAACTCCTTATCGAATGCAGGATCGAGAACAGTATCGTCGGGTGTTCCTACAGTCTTGTCCGCATCCAGTTCTCCCTCTTCCCAGATACGGAAAGAAGTATCGATATGTTCCATCCCCAATTTCCTATACATCCGTTCGCTCAGTGCAGAACGGAACAACTCCAACACCGTTTCGGGGTCGTTGTTGCCATCTAGGTTTTCGAAGATAGTCCTAATATCGTTCATTAGAATCCTCCGTCATCTGTAATAAGTCCCTGTTCTCGTTCATTGCTCATTTGCTGATCCATATCCTCAATTTCCTTCTCGGTCATTCTCAAGACATTACGACGAACGTACTCAAGAGAGAAGTATTTGCCGACATATTCATTCACATCACGAAGAATGGTCATTCTCTCATTGATGATTTCATAATCCTTGAGTTCTGCAAAGTGGTTGTCGCGTCCAAACTCAAACTCAACGTCGTGGGATATCTTGTTCCATTCTTGAATGGTCATGATTCCCTTGAGGACGAGTTGGGTTTTGAGTGCATTGCGGAAGACATCACAAAACTTTGCTCTCAATCTATCTATGAACTTCATGAACTTGACTTCATCCCGACCAATCTCAGTTGCACGACCAATACCCGCATTGATTTCTCGGTCTAGTCGGGTTGACGGTACATTGAGAGCCTGATAGAGTTTTCGTTGGAAGTATACAACGTCTTCCATTTCACCGAGGTTTTGCCCACCGTCTAGAGTGGAGATCTCAGTACCCTTACCACCTTCTCGTCGGGGAAGCCAGAAGTCTTCAAGCATTGACATATGGCGACGATCATCTCGGATTTCGCCAGTACTGGCATCGTACACCAGTTTATTGCGATATCGATTCATCAGACTGCGAACATACTGTTCTGCCTTGGTCTTCGGTAGGTTGCCTACGTCAATGTAGAAGATTCTACGCTCAGGCGCACG